GACTATTGTGCCGTGGTCTTCTGCTTCAGTGCCAACAGGTTTTTTAGAGTGTAATGGTGCAGCTGTTTCAAGATCAACTTACTCTGCATTATTTGCAATCGTAGGTACAACTTATGGGTCTGGAGATGGAGCATCTACTTTTAATGTTCCTAATTTAGCTGATAACGTGGCAGTTGGAAAATCTAATAATAAAGCTTTAGCATCAACTGGTGGAGCAAACACAGTCGCTTCAAGTGGAAATGTTGGTGGTTCAACAGCAAACGCAACCTTATCAGAATCACAACTTGCTTCTCACGATCATCCTATGCCAGTAGGTCAAAATGCACCAGGAAGTGGTTACGCTACAGGTAGACAAATTACTCAAACTCAAAGCACAAGTAATGCAGGATCTGGTGGTGGTCACTCACATAACATGAGTGCAAACTTTAGTGGAAATGCAACATCAGTTTTACAACCTTATTTAACAGTAATTTATATAATTAAAACTTAGGAGAAAAAATGGCAAGTCAAGGAAAGTGGACAATAGTATTTGATGATAAATGCGTAATTAAAAATTTTGCAGAGGGAGCTTCTAAAGGTATTGGATATGTTATTTCAGATGATGCTTTTTGGGCAACCACAGATTTTCAAAATATTTGGGCTATTCAATCAGGCGCTGCTAACTCTTCTGATGAAGTAGAACATAGAGATGAAACTCCTCATTGTTCTTTAGAAGACAAAGGAATCGATATTCAACAATTTGTTGACAGATGGGATGCAGTTCACTTATCTAAATTACAATCTGATTGGGATGAGGATACTAGAGACGAATCTGAAAAAGGTTCAAGACCTACGTCTTATTCTTCATAATTATCTTAACATCATCCAAGAAGTTAAAATATATTTTTCACCAGATAAAGGTGAATTACCTCTATGAACATATGGAAAACCAGCAGGCCAGATAACTATTCTACCTGTTTTAGGTTTTACTCTTTTTGAAAAATGTAAAAATTCTGTTTCTCCCCCTTCTTCTACATTATTTAAATATATAGAAAAAACGAAAGCCCTTGGCTCATTTTCATAACCTTTACCGTGTTCTATATGCCAAACATGATAACCCTCTGTAGGTAATGTTTTTTGTATTTTTAAATCTGTAAAATGAAAAGGAACTCCATAAGCGTCATCTGCACCTACATTTTTTATATAATGATTCCAGGCCAAATCAAAGTTTATCATCATGGGTTTTAAGCTTTCCCACCATACATTTATATTATCTGGCATTGCAAAATATTGTTGATCTTGTTTTTGTAATACAGATGCTTTTTCAAAACCTATTCTATTAATTGTATTATTAAATTTATTTTGATCCTCATATAATTTAATAGCTTTATTACATTCTTGTTCAGTGACGTAATTATCGTAAACACCTATAAAATTATTTATATTAACTGTTTTCTCTTTCATTTTTTTCCTTTAGTTTTTTATTAAATTCAAAATGATCTTTTGCATGAATGTTAAATATCACACTATATCTATTTTGTTCTTCAGTAGATATATCAAAACCATGTAATATTTCAGGTGGAAATATATAATAATCACCTGGTTCAGGACATATTTTTAAATTTAATTCAGGAAGAATTAAATCACATCCTTTTGTTAAGTATAAAATACCATGTAGACACGGATGTGTGTGATAGTTTAAACTGTCTTGTTTTTTTATTTCATTTCCCCAAGCTTCTTTAATAGTATTTTTTTCTAAAAAATATTTAAAGATTTCAGGATGAGTGGTCTGATGAGTATTTATTAAATAAGCTATAAAACCTTTAAAATTATCATTATTTATATAATGATCCCAACTAGTCATTCCTCCTTTTACATTAGTATAATTTTTCATAACAGGATCCAAATTGTTTTTTATATCTAATATAAAATTATGAACCACATGAGGATAAGGATAATTTCCATATATTATATTTACAGTTCTTGGATAAGTAATAGTTAAACTATTTTTAACTTCATTTAACTTATTGTTTTTGGTTAATAAACTAATCATCTATTTTATAAACATTTGTATTGAAATTCTTGGTACGATTGGACTTAAAACAGGATTAACTTTATGGTCCATAGGAGACTTTAGTATTACTAAAGAGTTACCTATTACCGGTATATACCCATGATTGTATTCTGTTTTAAACATAAATTCTCCTCCAAATTGATCATTCCATCTACGATTTATATAAAAAGTAGCTCCATATTTCCATTTATTATCATTATGCCAGTTAATACCTGCTCCTTTTTCCATATAATGAATAGTAGTAGTAATGGTTTTAAAATCTTTTAATTGATAAAATTTATTATGGTGAGTTAAAGTTTTTAATTTTTTAAAAGGAGGATATTTATCTACATCTACTCGTTTTGGTGGCACTATATTATTTATTAAATTTTCTGGCCATATATCCTTAGAAGTATGTAAATTTATTTTTTTACGTTCTTTAAATATAGCATCATGAATTCCTTTATACATAGAATAGTCTAAAAAATTCTGTATATAATAAAGCTTATCCGGTATTGAATATATTAATTTCATTGATGTAAAAAACAATTAATTGAATAACGTGCCCCTTTGGTAACAGGTTCTGTTCCATGAATCCAAATAGGGCCTGCTGGAAATAACATAGCATCTCCAGTTTTAAATGTTTCTTTTATTTGTCCATTAAAAAATCTAAATTCTCCACCCTCATAATCTTCATTTAAATTTAAAGTACATGAAGCTGTTATTGTTGGTCCAACATCTGTATGATCTGTAATACATTCACCTACACCATATTTTAATATCCTAATATTTTGAGTAGATTTAATTAATCTATCAGTAAAAGTAGGAGATATTTTTTTATGTCTTATATGAAGAACATAGTTGGCTATCATTATTGATATGTATTTTCTAGCTTCATTAAAAGCATATAATATATCTTTGTTTGAATTTTCTATCCTAGATAAATTAATACATTTAAAATTATCTTCTTCAAATTTTTTAGTCTGATATTTATAACTTTGTTCTGGACCGGATAATTCAGAGTATTTTTCAAAGGTTTCTATTAATTGTTGACATACGTTTTTAGGAACTAATCCATTAATTCTATACTTTAAGTCTGATATTTTATGGTCAAAGGACATTATATTGTATCTTTCATTCTCTATAAAACTAATATATAACACGATTATGGCCTTAAAAAAAGTAAATTTTGCACCTGGTTTTAATAAACAAAGCGTACCCTCAGCTCTTCCTGGAAAATGGGTAGATGGTGATTTTGTACGTTTTAGATACACCTCACCTGAAAAAATAGGTGGCTGGGAACAGTTAACTGCCGCATCTAAAACATTACCTGGCGCTGCTAGAGCTCAATTAACTTGGACTTCACTAGCAGGTGAAAAATATGCTGCAATCGGAACATCTCAAGGTTTATTTTTATATTACGGTAATGATTTTTTTGATATTACTCCTTTAGATACCGCAATTACCGGATGCACGTTAACAACGGTTAATGGATCAAATGTTTTGCAAGTCAATAAAGGTTCTCATGGCCTAGAAGTTGGAAGATATGTGACTCTATCTAGTGTGACTGTAACAGGAGCATCTGATTATACCGCAGCAGAATTAGAAAAAGTTTACGAAATTTTAACAGTTGCAACAGTAGATAAATTTACAGTGCAAGCTGTAAGAGCTGAAGGAGGAACTGGTATGACTGCAGCAGGTGCAGCGACTGTTAATCCTTATGTTGAAGTAGGACCTACTACTCAAACAACGGGTTACGGCTGGGGGACTTATTTATGGGGAGATTCTACTTGGGGCACAGAACGAACCACAAGCACCGTTACATTAGATCCAGGAAATTGGAGTCTTGATAATTTTGGTCAGGTATTAGTTGCAACTATATTTAATGGTAAAACTTTCACTTGGAATGCGGGAGCGTCAGGAGCTCGAGGTATTCGAGCATCATTAACTACCTCTGGTTTTTCTACATCAGCTAACCCTACAGCTAGTCGATTTACATTAGTTTCAGATAGAGACAGACATTTATTTCATTTCGGAACAGAAACAACGATTGGAGATTCAACAACTCAAGATCCGATGTTTGTAAGATTTTCTAATCAAGAAGATTTAAATACTTATTTACCAACTGCTACTAACACCGCAGGTACATTTAGATTAGATACTGGCAATGAAATTAGGACAGCTTTACAAGGTAAAGATTATGTTTTTGTGTTAACAGACAATGCTGCATACGTAATTCAATTCGTAGGACCTCCTTTTACTTTTAGTGTTAGACAAGTTGGCACAAACTGTGGATGTATAGGACAGCATGCAGCTTCTTATGTCAACGGTGCTATATATTGGATGTCTAATGAAGGCGGGTTTTTTATGTATGATGGTACTGTTAAAGCTTTACCTTGTTTGGTTGAAGACTTTGTATTTACTACACAAAACGGAGATTTAGGTCTTAATTTTAATTCAGCCGATGTAATTTTTTCTTCACCAAATTCTTTATATACTGAAGTAAATTGGTTTTATCCTAAAGCAGGATCTGATCAAATTGATCGATGTGTGACTTACAATTATCAAGAAAATGTTTGGACTACTTCATCGTTAGATAGAACTACTTATGCTGATCAAGGAGTATTCAATAAACCTTATGCAACAGATTACGAATCTACAACCACTCCAGTATTTCCAGATATTTTAGGAATTACCAATAAATATGGAGCTAGTATTTACTACGCTCATGAAGTAGGAAACGATCAAGTTAATAGTTCTGGTAGAACTTCAATTAATGCTTTTATAAGATCTGGAGATTTTGATATTGATGATGGTGAAATATTTATGTCAATGAGAAGATTTATGCCAGATTATAAATTTTTAGTAGGTAATTCTAAGGTAACTTTATTTATATCAGATTACCCCTCTGAAGATCAAACAGGATCACCTTTAGGTCCTTTTACAATAACAACGTCTACTGAAAAAGTAGATACAAGAGCTCGAGGAAGACTACTATCTTTAAAAATAGAAAATGATGCCGAAGGTGAAACATGGCGTTATGGTAGTTTTAGAATGGATGCTCAACCAGACGGTAGAAGATAATGGCTAAATTAACTAATTATATACCAGAACCCAAACAAGAATATGACGTAGAAAATCAAAGACAAATTATTGAGTCTATGACTACTATGAAGCAACAACTTAATTTTTCTTTTCAAGAAGATTTAAAAAATGAACAAGACGCTTTTAATTACTTTTTATCATGACAATACAATACAAAAACGCCAGCAAAATATTAGACGGAACGGCTATGACAACTGTTTTGACTATATCAACATCAGCTGTTGCTATTATAAAATCTGTATATATATCTAATAACAGCACAGGGGCTGTATTAGTTAATTGTGATTTAAGAGATTCATCCGCTAGTACAGATATAGAATTTTTTAGAAAGGACATACCTGC